CCATCTCTTACATTGGTTGTAATACTTGTTCCAGATGTTCTAGGAACTTGCAACCAATTCACTGATTTATTCCATTGAGCATTATTGGTTACATTTTGATAACGTATTTCATAAAAAGAAATATCAAGGTCTGTGTTAGCGTCCCAATTCAACTGCATTTGTGAACTACCAAGCATATTAACAGAAAAATTTGTTACATCGCTTGGTGGTTCAGTAGCACCAACTATTTTTCTGTCTGCTGTGGTATATGCTGAAGCAACTCCTAAATTATTTACTGCTCTAACTCTTACATTATAAGTAGCATCATCAATAACATTTAATAGCTCATAGTTAAGCTGAATACCTCTACCAATAATTTTAAAATTGCTCTCTGTAGATTTTTTTGCTTCTACTTGATATTCTCTTACAAACTTGTCAGTAGATGCACCAACTAAAATATTTAATCTGGTTATAACTGTACCCTCTGAATATTCTACTAATTCATCAGATAATGTAACACTTGCTGGTGCTGATATAGTTAAAGGATTTGGAAGTGTTGTATCAGGTATAGTTGCAACAGCACTCTGAGTTGCAAAAGTATAAAAGCTATCTTGATGTTCTACTAAATTAAGATTTACAGTTTGATCTTTATTTAGTGTTACTCCTATAACTCTAAATACTTTAGCTGAAAAAGATGGAGTAGCATGAGTTATTGATACAATATCCCCTACAATAAGGTTCATAGCTTCGCCACTTGCTTTCAATGAAACTCTCAAACCATTTCTTGATCTTCTCAAAATTACCTCAGCGTGTTCTTGAGCCTGATGAAAACTTGTCAAACCTTGAAGTGTAAATCTTCCCTCTAATAGTTCTCCACCATCAGCAGTTTTCATAGTTGCGTGTTGATCGGCACTAGCTAAACCACTATCATCATTTGGTGGAAAAGATGCTGTATTATTTTTAAAACCTAAATCAATATCAGGAAAATCTATCAATACTTTATTATATTTATCTGTCTTTGACTCTGATTGTATATTTATTCCGCCAATAATATCGCTTTCATCTAAAGTTAAAACACTTGAACCTGTACTTTCAATAGTTAGTTTATATTTACCACCAGCATAAGATAGTAAACCTCTACAAGATAAAACAAGTTCTCTAATATTGTTTAATACTTTGTTTCTAGTATCTAAAGCTATATTCATATCTAATAGGTTTATTGTATTACCGCTAGAATTATCTTGTGGATTTGTAACTGCTGAACCTGTTGGGGTAATATCTGTTTCAGCTACTTGTGATGCTGTATAAAAACTAGGAATATCAATATTCGCTATTGGAACTCCTTTACCAAATCTAGTATTAGTTAAATAGTCAAGCATAACAAAAGCTGGATTAGTTGAGTATTGATCGGTTGTTTCATTTGAAGAACTATCAAATGTAGATATTTTTCTACCTTGTATCAATGCGTTTATTCTTGGCACTCTTGAGAATACATCAGGGTTAAATCTTAATTTAAGTGCAAGGTAACTAACTCCTCTTAATCTATGATTACTTGTCCAATCAGATAGAGTTGATAATATTGAAGAGGCTACTTGGTCATCATCTCCATCAAAAAACTGCATTTGAACATGAGATTGATTTGTAGTTGTACCATCATCATTTTGCACATCAGCAAATTTTCCATAATATACTGTTTGATCAGTGAATGAACTTGGGGAAGTAGAACCTGAACTATCTGAAGTATTAAAATCAGTTACTTCAACATCATCAAAAAATATTTTTTTACATGCGTGTATTTTTCCCTCACACATGGCTAGAGCAACGTATAAAAATTCATTTGTAGAGTCTGTTTGGACAAAAGCCATAATGCCACCAACTTTTCTCATTCCATAAATTAGAGGTAAACCTGAACTGCTAGATTGTTTATTTACTAATATTCCATCAGTTCTTGAAGTAGGGTCATTAAATCCATCATCAAAGTCAGGCAACTCAGGTATAGGCATCAACCAAGAAACGATGTCCTCAACAATATCAATAATACCCTCAAATACATCTTCTATTATGTCAAAGGCATCATCAATTATTGGTAGTCCTGTATCTGGTAAATCACACATTAGCCAAGTCTCCAATTCTTACCCATCTCATCAAATCCTAATTTTTTAAGAACAGGATCAAGTTTTAATTTTGTTGTTATAGATAAATTAATAGGGTCGTCTTTTGCAATCTTTTGAACTCCGCTTAACAAATTTCTAAATGTTGTAAAATTTCTATGCTCTGGCATTACATAAATAAATTGTATATTATAAATATAAGCATCACTCCACCAATACTGACTTTTGTAAAAACCTACAGCACCAATAATTTTATTTTCTTGATTCAAACTACAACAAATTATTTTACCTTTATTAAGAAGCATATCTAATAATTTAAAAACTTTGCCCTCAGATAAATCAGGCAAATTCAAATCTCTTAGTTCTCTTTTAAATTTTTTGCCTACTTCAAATAATTCATCTAAATCTTTTTCATCAGCTTGATAAAATCTGTAACTATCCACTATTCCCCCATTTTAAATCTATAACAATTTGATCTCCAAACTCAAAACCTTTATCTCCACTAAAAAATCTTTGTTGTGTTTGGTTATTTGTAATTCTTCCATTTACTTGACCACTATTTGCAAAAAAACTTTCCAAATCAAATTTTAAAGTTGCTGTAGAAGTATTATCAACTATTTGAAAACTATTTACAAAACCATGATATAATAAAAATGGATTGTTTATTATCGCACCAGAACTATCTAAAAATGCTCTAAATATTTTTACTTCATCATGTATGACATTGTTGTTAAGAACCAAAGCAATATATGTTTGATCTACTCCTGTAACAGTTAAATTTAATCTTGATACTTGAACCCCTTGACTTTCAGATACGTTAGAAACATCAAGTAAAACTCCTGACGATAAGTATGTTGTAGAGCTACCTGATATACTAGATGTTAATGGGAAACTGTTCTCAGTAAATGCTAAGTTTGAACTACCAAGTGTTATATTAACAAGATGTACTGCATTTATATTTTTTGTTGCTAATTCCGTAACAAGATCACTATGTAATCCTCTTGACATTAGAAAGCCTCAACAACATCAATCTCATAACTAAAAAGCAACTCCCCATCTTTATCAGATACATCGCTTTGAAATTCTTGCATATCACTCATAAGTCTTACTGTAATTGGAACACTATCAAATGTTATAGCTGAACCTGATACTGCTGATTTTAAAGGTGGTTCAATAGTTAATGCACCTGAAGTTATGTCTGAATTATCGGCTACAACCATGTAAACTTTATCGTGATTTGCAAATTTTATTAAGTCTCCAGCCAATAAACTACCTGATCTTGTTCCACCTAAAGTTATAGATGTTCCACCAGCACTTGCAGTTCCTGTTGGACTACCAGCAACAGTTCCTTTTGCATTACCGATATATGCTGGAAGTGTAATAGTAAAAGTTTCTTTTCGTGACCTTTGTGCAATTATAAAAGCCATCAATGGACTTATCTCTGCTCTTGTTTTTAATGGAAAAGATAAAGTTAAACTAAATCTTTGTCCGTCAATTTGTCTTGTAAACTGAGTTCCATCATCAGCTTGAGAGACAAGTGTTCTTTGGTTAGACTTAAAATTTATAGCCTGAAACTCTGTAAGAGGTAATGACCCACTCATACTAGTACAGGTCTCCCTTTATCTGTTACTGCTTGATTAATAATATTCACTATAGTCCCTCTTTCATTTGTAAGTAGTGATCTAAAACCTCTAGTATCTACAGCATTAATTGTAAAGTTCACATTTACAGAACCGCCCATAGTTCCAAGTTTATTATTCGGAGTTACTTGCATATCTTTTCTTGGCATAATTAATTCAGGACCTCTTTCCCCTACTATCGCTGGTTGATTTGCTCTTGCTATACCACCTCTTTCAAATCCTCTTAATTTACTAACTAATCCCATACCAAACTTAATTGCTAATCCTGTAGCCGCAATATTTAAAGGAAAGGGAATACTAGCAAAAGTTCTTAATGCACCCTCATAAACACTACGCATAGCATTTCTTATTGAGGACATTAATAACATAGACTCTGATTTAGCTATAGCTGATTTAATTGCTGAACCTATCAAAGCCTCTAATAACATTCTAATAATAGTTTTTGCTAAACTTTGAAAATTTAATTTACCTGTCATAACAAAATCAGTTAATGTTTTGGACAATTCATCAAAAGTTTTTCTACCTACCTCTTTCATTTTTGTCATTGCATCAGCACCACTATCCATTGCTTCTTTGAAACCACTTTTGAATGAAGTAAATAAAGTTTTATCTTTAGACATCGCTTCATCATTTATTCTTCCTCTTTTAAGCATAGCCTCTGTATATTTTTGTAATTGTGCATCTTGTTCTTCTTTGTTCTCTCTAATTAACTGTTTTTCCATTCTATATCTTTTAGACATAGCCTCAGTAAATTTATCATAATAAGATTGTGTCTCTGCTAACATTTCATCTTGTATTTTTTTAACATTTTGTTGAGTTATTTCTTTTGCAAGAGTTTCTTCTTCCATCAATTCATAAAATAATTTTATACTTTCAATCTTATTTCTTTTTAAAATCTTTGCTATTTCTAAATCTTTTTTTGTTTGATTTTCTATTTCAATTTTTGCCATTTCATCAGTAGCGGCTTTCACACTATCTTTCATTTCAGCATATGCTTTGGAATTTTCTTTAAGTAATAAAGTCCCTTTTATTTCTGTGAGTCTAATAATTTCATTAGTCGCATTTCTATATTCTTCTACTTCTTGTTTATTTAATTTTTTAGATTGACCTGATTTTTCTTCTTCTGCTTTTTTATATTGGTCAAAAGCATCAATAGTTGCTTGGTGCATAGCAACTATCTCTTCTAATTCTTTAACAGTTGTAGGTTCTTGCGGTCTTGCTAAATCTCCTTTGAATTCTCTAAATTTTTCTATTAGCAAACTCAAAGACCCTGTAAAAATTGCTATTGAACCAAATATTATATTAGCTCTGACAACAGCATTGAAAGTTCTCATACCTGTTGTTAAA